GGATGAATTGTTGCAACACCAACAGCAGTCTGTGTTGGTGGAGTGAAGAATCCTGCAGTTGTAATAGCAACTGTTGGGGCAGTCGTATATGCTCTACCAGTAGTTGTAAATGCAAGAGACCCTGGATTAATAGCACCACCTGCAGTGATACCTATAGTACCAGATGCAAGACTTACAACCGGACTTGATATTGTAACTGTAGGAACATCTGCGTAGTATGATCCTGCTGTGCTTATGGCAATACTAGCAACTGTTCCACCCGTAGTTGCATAGTCACCCATTGTTACTACCGCTGTTGCAGTAGTCGGTGTAATATCTGGGAGACCAAATACAACATAAGGTGCTGACTTATAGAATGCTCCTCCAGTGGTTCCTCCGGGGAACAAATAGTTTGATGCTCCTATACTTATTGGTGCGGAGGTTACACTAACTCCGAGAGCAACCATGGGAGTGTCTAACACTGCTGTAGCAGCTGCACCCACATGAATTGGTGTAGAAAATGTAACAGTTGGTGCAGTAGCAAATCCAGAACCAGCATCAGTTACAGTAACTACACCGATAGTTCTAAATCCATCAACTGCTGATGCTGCTGCTCCACTACCATATCCACCAATAAATTTAATTTTTGGAGTCGTCGTATATCCACTTCCAGGATTAGTTAAATTGACTGCTTGAACTGATCCTGCATTTTTGTTGGCACTATCTGTACATACGGTTATTCCATATATCATTGAAGCAATGCCCACTGCAGTCACCCCACCAGATGGTGCAGATGATATACCAACAGTTGGAATTTTTGTATATCCAGATCCTCTGTTCGATACTTTGATTGTTCTAAGAGAACCAGATTCAATGAATGTTGTTATTGCATCTGCTGTATTTCCTAGACCAACAACGGTAAGAGATTGAATAGAACCGAGACTTGTTAATTGATTAGTTTCGTCATTAATACCCCTCAACTCATCTCCAACAAGTTCATTATCGATTTCTTCAACACCAGTATCAATTACTTCATTACCATAACGGAAGAGTTCACACTTCAATATGTAAGTGTAATTTTTTTGTAATTGATAGAAGGGTTTTTCATGTTCTACATATTTGATTTCAAACAAACGATCACCAAGAGGGAAATAAATTAAATCTCCCTCTTTTGGTCTAGATGATAATTTTACATTAGCTTCATTCTTCATCAATGGAGAGATATAAGTTTCAAATCTCTCTTGTGAAATAACTAATGATACTTCGTTAGTTTGTTGAATACCAAACTTTGATAATAAAGTTGGATTTTCATCATACCCCTCATAGGTATCAACGTATGCCTCTATTGGATATGAATCATCAAATTTTGAAGTAACAACCTCTCTTATAATTGTTCTTTCATTTACATACTTTCTAGGTATGTAATAGATTTCGATACCATATATTTTTAATTGCTCATTAATTAAGTCTTGAACAAGATTTTGTTCACCACGAGAACCTTGTTGAAAAAAGGGATTTAATACCATGATATCAACCTATCATATCAAGGGGAGGAAGTTCATAAGTGTTGGACATCTGCTCCCTAATGATTTCTAACTCTTTTTCTGCATCATCATATAGTTGACGACCATTCAACTCTACTCCACCAGGGAGTTTTACACCATTAAACTTAATTAGATTTTGTCCCCACTGACGTTTGATAAGAGCAGTAAGATACCTCTTAACAAAGTAGTCATTATATACTCTTGGAAAATCATTTGGATCTATAAGTCTATAGCAATCTATAACCAAATAATCATCTACAACAACACTCTCCCAATCAATATCCAAATATAATCTATCTTGTCTTTGATTAAATCTAATTTGTTTTTCAGTTGTAAGTGCAAAATCTAAATCTTCTAAGTATCTCTTTGTCATTGCATATGTTAAAATTTCGGTTGAACCGAAATAATACATATCGTTTAAAAACAACTGGTATTTTACACTGAACATATTACTGGTTGCAGTGTTAGCACCGTCAAATCTAAAAATTTTGTTTATACCAATAACTGCTGGAGGAATTTGAAGATAGTTACTATTCTCTTCAAAATTGAATGATACAGATGAACCAGCAATCGTAGTAGAGGTAGTTGTAGTAACAAGACCTACCGGATTACTTGCTCCTCTACCACGACCTCTATCAATATCGTCCTGGGTAATTTTATACTTTAAATATGTCTGAACAACACCATCATAATGTCTTTCATGGAAATATTGTAAAGCATCATCAACTAAGTCGTCTATTTGCTCATCGGCAACGTTAATTTCAAGCACTGGTGCACCCAGCTGCCTTTTGCAGTAATTTATTAAGTCTGATCTACTTGCTGGGTGTGCCATAT